CCCGTTGGTACCCCCATTCATACACATACCCTTACACATAATTCCTTACACGACCCTCGCGAGCGAAGGGGTGGTGTGCTGATGGAGTGGAAGGACGTACTGGACTCGGGCGTGGCGGTCGTGGCCTTCTTGGCCTTCTTGCGCCTCGTGTTCGTGGATGTGGCCGAAATCCGAGCCAGGATGTCCCGCCTGGAAGAGGCTCAGCAGAAGTCCAATAACCTGCTGGCGCGCTTGGTGAACGCGGCGGAAGCCATCACCTTTCGGCACGGCGTTCGCCTTCGGAAGGAGGAGGAAGCGTGATGGATAGCCGGACACTGCTATTGATGCTGTTAGGGGGCGGGATTGCGGCGTATTTGGCCTACTCCCTGGCCAAAGGGCGGGCTCAGGAGCCGGCTCCGAGTCAGATTCCTGAGCAGCCCCCTTCGGAGGTTCCGGGTGGCTCTCCGCCCTATGTGGTGGATCAGGCCCCCAGCCCCTTTGGCCTAGGGGTCCTGGATCCTGGGGCCCTGTGCCGGGTGGCTCCTAGCCTGTGTGGCTGGTTCAACCCTAGCTATGCCGGCAACGGGCTGTGGGGGTGAGGATGCAGGGACTCTTTATCCTGGCGGCTGTTCTTGGAGGATGGGTGGCCGGATCGTGGCTAGCCAGGCGTTCGGCTAAGAGCCAACCGCCAGTGCAAGCCCCATCGCCATCACAGGGCGTGCTCTGCCCCCAGGTGATGGCCACTTGTAAGGACGGCTCGGTGGTTCCGACCCCATGCGATTGCGCTTCAAGGGGAGGCGTAGCCGGGGTCGGGAGCCAAGTCAAACTGCCTTCCCCTTCGGTCCCCCCTAGTCCGCTTCCCAGGGTCGGGAAACTGCCTTCCCCTTCCCCTAGTCCGCTTCCCGGGGATCTGGTCATGTGCCCTCAGGTGATGACCCAGTGTGGGGATGGATCCTGGGCCCCCACCCCGTGCGACTGCCGTAGCCGTGGGGGGGTAGCTAGCAAGCCCTGGGGGGTGATGGCATGAGTCCCTTGGACCTGATCCCGCCCAAGGACCTGTGGATGATTTGGCTGGTGCAAGCCCTGCTAGCCGTGGGGGTCATCGCTCTCGTGGCCGGGCTCCTGGTGCGTCTGGTGGCCGGGATTCCGGTGGTTGGGCCGATTCTGGCAGGCATCATCCGCATGATCGCCGGCAACTACGAGCGTTGGCTCTCCGAGCGGGTTCCCAAGCTGGCTGAGCAGGCGGTGCTGGCGGTGGAAGAAAAGTACCGGCGGAGTGAGCTACCGCCGGCTGAGCGGGCTAGCCAGAAGCTGGAGGAGGCCATCCAAATCTTGCAAACGTTGGCCCCGGGTCTGTCGCGGGATATCGCCCAGCGGCAGATTGAGGCCGCCCTGGCCCGTGTTCGGGCCATGGGCATGGAGCAGAAAGCGGGAGGTGGCAAATGAAGGGTTGGCTAGTTTTTGGTGGAGCGATGGCGGTACTTGTGGCAGTGGTAAGTGCACGAGTATTTAGCCGAACGCCCACTACCACCAATCCTGCGACCTCTTCCGCAAACAACCAAGCGCCTTCGACACCAACCACACCTTCCATAAACAACCAAACGCCTTTACAACCGACAACGCCCACGCAAACAGATGATCCGCGATACCAAAACCCAGGCCAACCCATGACTCAGCGCCATGGCCCTGAGTGGTACTCTGCTCTAAAGCAGCGCATCTTAGGGCATTGCTGGAAAAGTCGTGGTGGGAGAGATAAGGCCCTGAGGATTTTGGAGGATGCATACGCCCGTTGTAAAACCTCGGCAGTGTTTTGTGAACTTTACGCAAGCACCCTTAGCGATTTGGCTAACTTTGACCGCATAGAGTTTATTAGCGAATATAAAGAGCGTGCGGATGAACTAGTAAGTGAGTTCCTGTGGGGGCCTGTTCGTCAAGTGGCATGGCTTAATAGGAACTCCGACTATTTTGCGCCGGATAGTAAGGTCGCATCGCAAGTAGAAGACATTCTCGTACGTATGCGAAAAGCGGAACTGCCCTTGCCCGCAACCTTCTGGGGGGTGATAAACCCCGATACACCAAAAGAGCCGTCCCTCTCTGTGGCCGTCTCTCTATTGCGCAGTGCCGGTGTGGAGGTGTTACCAGAGGATGCAGTTATAGGGGAGAAAAACTGGGCTAGGCGAAACGAAGTGTTGACGACACAAGCAATCCGGTTATGGGAGGTGGCACAGTGCAACTAATAGATGGGGTCCGGTTCGGGGCTGGCTTCATCGTGGGAGCCGTTTTGGTCTGGGTTGGCCTGGCCCTCATTCTGGCCATAGTAGGAGCCCTGTTGGGCGTTCAGAAGGAGTGAGGGGTGGAGGAGAAGACCTTTTGGCAGGCCTACAAACAGGGTCTAGGGGTGGGGTTAGGGCTCCTCACCATTTACCTCGTGGCTCTCATCCTGATCGGGGCATTCGTAGTACGTCCCGCACTTGAAAATTTGAGCGCCCCTGGCCAGAGTGCACCTAAAGGAGGTGGCGCGTGTTCAACCTCTTGGGTTTGAAGCAAGAGGATTTGGCTAATCTCCCCCAGCGCGTTCAGGAGGCCCTAACGGGCTTGCGGGACGACTTGGCCTGCTTGAAGGACCAGTTGGGAGCGATCCAGCGCACCTTGGAGTACGAGTTCGGCAGGCCCCGGCGGGACCTGCAAGGCCACGACCCAGCTCGGATGCCCCTGGTGGCCCAAGTGCAAGTGGAAGCAGAAACCCGGCGCATAGACGTTACAGGCTTGCTGGGTAAGCCTGCGACCCGGGGTCACATTGTGAATATTGGGGACGCGAAGGCGCTATTGTGGTGGACCTTCGGGCCCCAACGGGTAGGCCCATACGTCCTCCTGCCCGCGGCGGCGGTGGAACTGTCCTTCGCGTTGGAGGTCCTGGAAGTGTCGGACGCTGGGGAAGGTCCTGCAGTGGTGCAACTCTTGTTGCAATGAGAGCTAGGGCTAAGACCTACAAGCGTGGAAGTACCTTTGCCCCTGAAGTGCGCCTAACTGCGGGGCCACGGGCCATGGGCGACACTGGGGATGGAAGCTACACCACCCTATACGGCTACGCGTGGGCAGCTGTGCTGGACAGGGCAGAGCGCCGCTTCCGGCTCTTCCAGGCCCAGGTGCCTGGGGAAGGACCCTGGCCCCTCAACGACCCCCGCGGGCCGGGGGCAGCGGTGTGGGTAGAAGTAGAGGTGCCCCCGCTCCCCCACCCCGTGGAGGAAATCGCCCATATGGGCGTGGCTTTCGACCAGGCGGCCCGGCATGTGGTGGTCTATGAGCGCCAGGGGGAAGTATGGATCCGCCAGTGGGATCCCGTGATCCAGCAGTTTGTGATGCGGGGGCCCTTTCCCGGCCACGACCCGGTAGTCCTCAACGACGCCGTGGTGGGCTACTTCCCCCCGGACTCGGACGTCCTGGTCTGGCACCGTACCCCAGACCGCAAAACGCTGGTCCAACGGGTACAAAGGCAGCTCTACGCTACTGCCCAGGTGCTCCAGACCTTCCAGGAGCCCGTGGTCTTGGACCAGGCGGTCGCCTTGCCCTACCAGATAGAGCTCTTGGGGAGCCTGGTCAGCGCCCTAGACACCACCGGCTACGTCCTACGGTCCGGGCTGTACCCGGTGTATTTGAACCACGCTCTTGGGCAAGCTGCGTTGGTCCCGCCCTCCGAAGGTGCCTACATTCCGGTGGTCATCACGCAAGGCGGCGTTGTAGACCTGCTGGGCACAGCCACACTGAGCGCTCCTACAACGGGGGCATACATTCCCATCGTCATCGTCCAAGATCTTGGTGCGGATGCCTTGGGCCAGGCCCAACTTGCCGCACCCACTGCGGGGGCCTATGTACCCGTGGTTCTGGTCTCTGATGGCATGATGGACGCCTTGGGCACCGCCAGCCTTGCTGCCCCTACTACTGGCAGCTATGCCCTTGTAGTCGTCCGCGTGGACACTATTACCCAACCGGGCTACACGAGCCCCGACGTCCTAGGGACGGCTACTCTGAGCGCCCCCACCACAGGGGCCTACGAACCCGCATGAGGAGGTGTCAGATGAGCAAGCTCTGGAAGCCCGATGATGCTGGCAAGGTTGTCCCGGTTGTCTCGGTGGTGCGCGTGCGCCCACTTCTCCCGCCGCCACCGCAAGCGGGCGTGCGGCTCCAGCCTCAGCACTTGCATTGGCAGATCGGGCGCTACAAGGAGGACCTCAGCTTCGGCCCTGGCGGGCGCGGCAGGCGCAAGCGCTGGGTGGTGGACATGGAGGCGGAGCAGCACAACATCGTGCTCAACAATGCCTATGAGCTCATGGCCGTCCACGGCATAACCCTCTTGACGCGCTATGCAGTCGTCGGTACTGGCTCTACACCTCCGGACCCTAGCCAGCTGGCGTTGGCAAACGAAGTGGTGCGGACCATCATGGACCACACAGGGTCCACCTCTGGGTCGTTCTCCTATACCAGGGTTGCGGACGGCGTTTACGAACAAACCGTTGTGCGGGAGTTCTTGGAAACGGAGGTTGGCAACCGGAACCTGACGGAGTGGGGTTTCAGCCCGGTAGATACCGCAGGGGGCAACCTGATGAGCCGCGAGCTGTTCCGGGACGGGAACGGCAACCCGATTGTGATTTCCCCTGCCTCCGACCAGCGCCTTCGCCTTATCTACAAAACCCGAATCACCCTTTCGCCAGTAGTTCCAGTTCCGGTGTCCATAGACATCAGCGGCATCGGAATAAGGAGCGGCCTTGCGGTTTTGACGCTATCCAGCGCGTGGGGTAGTGGGTTGTTCCCGGATTTGGTCGTAGTTGAAGTTGTCATGACGGGCCGAGTCATAAACAGCGGAGGCAACCCTAATTCGGCCTACCAGGGCGTCTATCTGCACTCCGTTGCCTTTGAGACTTCTTATGCTAGCACAACAATGTCACTAGGCGGTGCACTCGCGAGTAAATGGTCTGGCGTCAAGGGGTACACCCCAAACTCCCGGCAGAGGAAAACGAACCCGGTTACGTTCCTCAGCAACGAAGGCAATGGTACCATACGCACCATTGGGCTTGGGCCGCCGTTGGGCGGCGCTTTCCGCTTTGTGCTCGATCCCGGCCAGGAGTTTACCAAGACCGACCTGTACAAGCTGACCATTGGAGAGTTCACCGTTACCTGGGGGCCGTGATGATACCGCAAGGATGGGCAATCCGAGACCTGGTTGTACCCCCGGATCAGGGGGTGCCCGTTTTGGACGTTGGGCTATTCCCGTTGGCCCGCAAACATGGACGGCACGTCCCGGGAGCAGAGGCCAAAGGGGGCATGGCGCGTTACTGGGACATCCACGGCTTTGTCTGGTACCACGCCGGCGGGATGTTGACCTTGAACCGGGGCATGAAGCGGATCCGCCGCACGGCTAGGGGGGTGGAAGACGTTGCGCACCGGAGGGGTTAGCTGGGGGGTGGTGGCGTTGGGCGGCCTGGCCGCCTTCCTCCTCCTTCGGCCCCGCCCGGCGCCTGCATCGTCGCCCAGCCCCTCCCCTACTCCGGCCACGTGCCCGTACTCCCCGGGTAGCGGCCTCTCCAAGAGCTATGAGGAGCTGATTTACCGTATCCACGAGCGCATTCGCGAGGTGCGTCCCGCCTTGGGCACGTGCATCCCCGCATCGGGCACTCCGTGCACCATGGTGCTGGCCTCCGCTCTAGCCAGTTCCATCAACTACGGCATTCCTCCGGACATCGCCACCGCCTTGGCCTGGCGGGAGAGCCGCTTCAACCTGTACCTGGAGAGCGAGCGCATACGTGCCGCCCTGGTCAAGGGGCGCTGCACCTCGGCGAAGGGGACCGAGATCGGCCCCCTGCAGGTGAAGCCCGCAGCGTTCTGCCAGGTGAACCAGGACCCGCAGAAGCTCCTCGGTATGGACATGACCGGGCGCATCTGGTACGCGGTAGGGGCGGGCTTGGCCTATCTGGAGTGGCTTAGGGGGCAGTTCCCTGGAGCCTCGTGGTACGAGCTCCTCCAGGCCTACAACGTGGGGCCCACCGCCTTCCGCCAGGGCAAGCGAAACCCGAAGTACGCGTGCGCCATCATCGACCGGGCCAACCTCTACACGGAGCTGAAGGTATGAGGGAGCTTCCTTGGGGCATCCTGCTCATGTTTGCGACACTGGCTGTCGCCTTTGCGTTGGCGGGCCTCTGGTGGTGGCTGCTCTTCCTAGGCGGCCTGATCCTTTGGCTTGGGATCGTGGAGCTGTGGGCCGTGCGCCGCACTGGGCTCACCATCTCGGGGCAGTTTCTGGCGTGGGCCCGAAGGCATCCGTGGTGGGCAGGGGTCATGGCCGCCCTTTTGGGCGGGGCTATGGGTTATTTGGTCTACCACCTAACAACGGGCTATTAGGTGTCGTGTAGGTGTCAAAAGGCGCTCCCCGGGGCCTTGGTGACCCCGGGGATTTGCCTTTCTCATCGTGGTGGGCGATGGTGGACTTGAACCACCGACCTCACGCTTATCAGGCGTGCGCTCTGACCAGCTGAGCTAATCGCCCCCGCACGCAAAACTTAGCTTAGCCAGGGGGGCTTGCCTCGTCAAGAGACCTCGCCACCTGGCTGTGTGGGTTTTCCGCGCTAGTTCGCAAAGGGCGAACGAGAAAGGCAAGCCAGGGGAGGAGCGGTGGGTACGTTCAGCATACGCTGTGAGAAGAGGGGCGTTGATACCAGCATTGCGTTGGGGTGGGGCCCCAAGCAGGCTCTCTAGATCTTCTCAGGAGTCTTGGGAGGGCCTAGGGGCCGGGGGCGAACACCCTGTAGGGAACGAAACCCCCACGGCCGAGTGCTCGCCATCGGTGCCCACCGCGCCCTTTCTTCCCCTCTGAGGCCTCTAGATGGAGGAGCCCCCGTGGGCTAAACTAAGGCTAGGCGATGGAGTCTGTCTGAACTGCCCACCGGGCTGATGACTCCTACCGGCGATCTGGTAGGGGTTTTCGCTTTTGGAGGTCGGCATGGAAAACCCCTTGACGCTCCGACCGAGCCTGCTAGACCCTAAGGGCCTAGACCCGAGGGGGGAGGGGGAGAACCCGCTCTACTTCCCAGACCTCCTTCTAGATGAGCTGGAGGTAAGCCTTTTTGCCTCCCACCCGGGGCTGGATCTCGAAGCCTTCTTCCGCGCTCCCTTAGGGCACAAGGATGCGGTGGTCCACCGCCAAGAGGTGGCCCGGGACCTCGAGGCCCAGCCCTTGGCCCAGGCCTTCCGGGCCTTCTTTCAAGCTATGGAGGCTTTGCGGAAGCGTTTGGGCTTGGCCAAAGAGGCCCGTCACCCCTGGCAGAAGCGCCTTTATACCCTTTTATGCTAATGCCTTCGTCCTAGGCCACCAGTGAAACAGGGTGTGCCGCCTGAGGGTTTCGGGGTCCTGGGCAAGGACGCGGCAC